CTTCAAAGTATGAGGTTTCATAGGTAGATCCAAATATCCACCAGCCACTATCAGCTTCTGTTGTTATCTGGTATGCCACATTAACATCCGTAAAGATAGGAGCCATGATAGGTACTACGATAATAGAGAATACACACATTAAAGCGATCCATCTTCTAGTATGTTTAGTGTGTGGATCAGAGACTGCTCTTGCTTTATCAGTTTGTTTAGCTGCAAAGTTTGCACGTTGCATTAACATTTTCTCTCTCTCAGCCTCTGCCTGTCCTTTCTGTGCCATGATAGACATGATCCCACCTAGTACAGTGGATGCTAACATTGATAGTAATTCCATTGGTATCATATTGCTAATCCTACTGTGCCGTTAGTACCTACGATAGGCATTTCTGCAAAAGCCATGTAAGTATATTTACCAGTATTTAAATTTGCTTTACCATCAGTCGTTGTTAGCCTAAAGCCTGTAGCAGTTATATTGATAGTACAGTTTGTTGATGGAGCATTAGTATTATATTTTAAAGTTCTCTTTAGTTCTCCACCTAATCCATAAGTAGATGAGTAAGAACCGTGTTTAGCTGCTGCATTTATGCCTGATACTTTAAATGCCCAATCCTCTGATGTTCCATCCCATCTTTTAACAAGAACATATTTTGGTCTAAACCCACAATAAATTGTTGGACCTTTAACATTTCCATTTCCTATGTAATGTCCAAACTTACTAAAACCTTGTATCTCTGCAAAGACATAGGCAATCATGACACCACTACTAGGATTTGTTTTAGCATGACTACCTACACTAAAGACTGAAGTAGTAGGTGCTGTATCATTCCAGAAAGTAGCATCATCAAATGCTTGCGCTCCCTCCCATGCAAATTGACCACCATCTGTCCATGGATCTGAATATACTATAGTTCCGCCATTTCCATATATTCCTCTGTCTGCTAATCCTGTGCTTTTGACTAAAATTAATTTTGGTGCAACACCTAGTCCATGACCTATTGTTGCATTAGCACCTGTTCCTGTCCATGCTACTACTGATATACCAGCAGTTGTATTAGCTTGTACTGTTGATGTTACGGAACCATCAGAGTTTGATGACGTTGTTCCACCATTAGCTTTAAAACAAGCTGCTGAATAATATTGACTAGCAGCGTTAGAATTGTTTTGTCCACCTGTTAGTGTAAATCCATCTGATGTATAACTTGCTACATAATTCGTAGTGTCATTTGCATTGTTTCCAGATGGAATCCAATTAAATCCTATGCCTTTAGTAGAATCATTAAATACTGGGTGTCCATTACCATCATATCTTCTAATCCAAAGTATGTCTGGTTTAAAACCCATTCCAGTAACTGTCGTTGTGCTACTGCTACCAGCCCAATAAGGTACATCGAAATGTGCTGATGGTTTTGCTACTGCTGTATATGCCATGTTATCCTCCTATCCATAAGTCTTAATGTTCTTTGTGCATACTGCATAAAATCCGCTAGGTGGTGCATACTCAAATGAACCCATACCAGCTCCATCTGCATTACCACTTGATACTGCTGTTGTTCCAAATCTACCCTCTCCAAAATTACAATGAACAGTATTTGGATTAGCTCCACTACTACCATAAGTTCTTTGATAAACTGATACTGCTGGTCTAAAAAATTCTCCATTAGCTGTCCATGTTTTGTGTGCATTTGCTCCTGTTGCTGGGTTTCCTGTATTGCTTGTACCGGGAGCATCTAGCCATGTACCATTTTTACCCCACCATATCTTTCCAGCATCTAAATCATAAGCGATCATACAGATATCTCCATTTGAAAAGCTAGTAATATTAGTACTACCATCAGATTGATACCATTGTGCTTCGGTACTATCTCCTCTTTGTATTAGTGTTGGTTGTGTTCCCATTTGAAAACCAAATCCATCGCCCTCATCTCCAGCATAAAACGGACTTTTATAATGTGTGTTAATCGTTTGTGCTGATGCTTTAGTACTAGCTTTACTTATTCCAGCAGTAGAATACATACCTTCAACATGTTTAACTTCAAAGTACCACTTACCTTTAGTTGTAGCTAGAGTTCCTACAGAACCCTTATATCCATCTGCTGAGCTAGAGTTACCATCTGCCCAAGTTGTAGCAGCATTTTTAAATACATCATTAATATTTGTTTGATAACTTTGATAATAGTCTAGTGTGCAAAAAAGATTACTAGGTGTTGATATTGATTGTTTTAAATCTCCAGATACAGTAAAGGTAGCACTATTGCCACTACTGTCTGTGCCTAATGCACCAGCATTTTCAAATTTTAAAAACCACCCATTATTACCATAAGTTACTGATGGGTTTAAGATTGGTTTCCATTCTCCAGTAGTAGAATCAGTTTCTCCAAATGTTGTTGGAGCATAAGCTGTGCCATCTACATTGTGTATGTGTGCTAGATAACCATTAAATATGTTACTGCCACCACCACTTTTTCCTATAACATGACCTATTGATGTTCCAGAAGTTTCTTTGTTCCAATTAAAATCTGTATTTTGACTTATGCTACTTAAACTTGCCCATTCAGTTTCTTGTACTCCATTGATATATAATTTTAATCTATCTGCTGCTGTGCTTTGTGTTGAATCTCCAGCTATTACAATGTGATACCACGATACTGGATCTTGAAACTTCCTTGTTGTTTCATGGTTAGCAACTACACTACCACCTTTGTAATCCAAGATACCTAAAGTTTCATCATTTCTTAATTGTATTTGAAAATCATCATTACCACTATTACCATAGTTACACATCATTATTTGGTTAGAACTAAATTTACATTTCCTTAACCAAAAAGAAACTGTAAACTTTTTAGCGTTTGTTGGTGTTGCTGTAAAATCTCTTGTTAAACTACTAGTCATTGAATTGTCCTGAATTATTCATTCCTACTGATACTGTTATACTAAATGCCCTGTCGGCTGTTTGACTCTCTGCATCTGTAGCCCTCAAAGTAAAGTTGTATGTGGTATCGCTTGTTGGACTAGGAGCTGTACCAGTAATCGCTCCTGTTGATGAGTTAAGAGTTAAATTCATTGTACTTGCTGGCGTATCAGAGTTGCTTGTAAGTACGCTTGTGGTTTCACTAAACGCTACTGTTGAGTCTGATGAGGCATCTACGTCTAAAGATACTGTTGATCCAGCCGCTACTTCTCCTAAACTTCCAGCTGACGTGCTAAAACTTGGTGCGGTACTAGAAGTAATTATGTTGTTAGTACTACGTCCAGCATTGCCATCTGGATTCTCTACTCGTACATGATAGTTACCAGATGCAAGCGTTACATTTACAGATAATGAAGTAGCACTTGTAAATGATACAGAGTTTGGTCTAGTAATAGATCCATCAGTTTTTATAAATTCAACAATAGGTACAGTTACAAAATTTGTACCTGTAATATTAATCGTAGTTGCGGTAGCTGGCGCAATAGTTTGACTTACATCTGCTACTGTTGGTTTAGTTTCTGTTGGTACTTCTGCAAACGATAAGTTTCCAGAACTATCTGTTTTTAGATAATAATTATTTGTAATACTAGATGGCAAAGTCAAGGTATAAGATTGAGCTGCCGAATGTGGCGGTCCTTTAAGTTTTACACCATGTGAATTGTTTTCACAATTAAGCTGTATAGTACCAGCGTTAGTATTACCTTTAACCTCAAGCATACCTGTACCATCTGGAGCAAGTATAATATTGGCATTGGTTGTAGAGGTATTGATCTCTCTAGCTTGTACGTCTAGATTACCGCCTAGTTGTGGCGTACTGTCTCCTACAATATCTGTAAGCCCTGTATCAATACTGGTCCATGATGAACCATTGTAATATTTTAAATTGTTATCAGTAGAGTTATAAAACAAATCTCCCTCATCTAATGAGGATGTAGGATCGGATGAGCCAATTCTATAGACAGCTGCAAAGTTATTAACATCAGATATGTTATTAGCTACTGTGGTTACATTAGATGCAATACTAGCCACGCTGGTTACATTAGATGATATTCCAGCTACTGTAGTTACATTGGAGCTGATACCAGCAACAGTTGTAACATTAGAAGAAACTCCGGCAACAGATGTAACGTTTGACGAGATGCCGGCAACGGTGGTAACGTTTGAGGAAATACCAGCTACAGTCGTAACATTACTAGCTATTCCAGCTACAGTGCTGGTGTCTACTGCTGTGTATGTCGTCGTTACATTTCCATCGCTATCAAAGGTTAATACTTTAGATGCTCTGGTCGCCTTAGCTGGCAAAGTTACAGTGGCAGAGATCGAGTCAGTATCTAATAATTTTACTGAACGATCCGATTGTTGATCTATATCTGCAAGTTTTGCATAAACTTTATCTAAATCTGTATTGAGAGCAGTAATATCAAATGTTCCAGATGGACTAAAATCAGAGGCTCTCTCTATAGTAATGTCCCTGATAATAGTAATAATAGCTCCAGCAGATATACCAGTAGCTCCTATATTAACAGTACCTCCAGCACCAAACTCATAGGCATCATCACTATCAGAAGCTGCGCCTGTAATAGAATATTCAGTAACTGCATCTGCATTAGCGTCATAGGTAAGCAATGTTGTGCCATTGTAAACCTTAATATCAGCTACAGAAAAAAACTCAAAGGGAATGGTAAACGCTTGCTGATCTGCTGTCGCTGTATATGCCACTCTAGGCGTATTTTTGTTACTTGCTATTGTCATTGTATAATTTTACCAAACCTATCTTTCTTTTTTAATTTTCTCTTTCTTTTTATTCTATCTCTATCTATATCATAAAGCCAATCAACAACTGGGCTATAAAAAGTATTTCCGCCTGTTCCTAATATTTGCCAGCCTCTTTTTAAAATCATATTATTCTGAAAAGGTAAGTTTCTTACTGTCTGTGAGGATTGTTCTAATGCATCTCCGCTAGTCATTGCTCCATGTAATTCTCTTAATTTTTGTGGACCGATACCTATTAACGTAGCTCCTCTTCTGTCTTGATCTTGACCAAAGTCTAACTCATCAATACCTAGTATTTTTCTTAACCCATATTTTCCTTGTGTTTCTGTTTCTATAATTCTTGGTACATCACTAAAATAACCACCTACTCCAGATGTTTCATATGCCATATATAATTGTTGATCTATATCTAAATCTGAATACCACCCATATTTTAAATTATTTGCAAACCAGCTATATGCCATTGCAGCAGTTATACCAGCATATACTCCTTGTTCAGCTGGTAGATTTCTAAATATATATCTTGTTGCACCCATGCTAAATGCATAAAATTGCATAATTGGAATCAACAATGGATTTTCATATAAACCACCGTATTGTAGAGAATGAAACTCTCCAGTTAAACCACCACTATATTTGTTTAAAGCTTTTAATAATTTAGACTCTCCAAGAAAATCTGCTATTATTCGGTTATCTATTTGTATACGACCATACATCATGTTTGGTTTTGATGAATAACCTGGAGTTACAATTGCTCTTTCTACATCTTGTTTTATAGCATTAATAAATCTTTCTGATATGTCTACTGCGCCTTTGACTTCAACCCATCTATCCATGTTTAATAAATATAATGGATCTCTTCCAGGCTTTGATACTTTTTCTATAATATCTTTTTCTAATAAATCATTAATAATTTTAGCGTCTTTTTTATTTAGACCATATTGCTTAAGCCTATCTATACCAAAACCGTCTAATTTATTTTTATGTAACGCTAGTAAGTCTTTTACAAAATAATGAGATGACATACCAGAAGTATCTGTTTTTAAAAAATGTGTTAAATGAGTTTGTCCATTAGCTAAATATGTTGCTCTTGCTGCGCCTCTGTTTGCTCTTTCTGCAAAGTTTATTGTTTTACTTAATATATTTTTACCAACATCTTTATTTATTGCACCCATATCGGTATTTACCAATCTTGATAAATAACCATTTGACGCAATTATTTCCATGTGCGTATAAAGTTCTGATGCTTGTTTATCTAATTGTTCTCTCATAGCATCATTTAAGGCTTTATATGATTTACCGTAAGTGCCAGATAAAAACTTTTTACCTGGAAACAAACCAGCTTTTTTTATGCCATGTACTGTAACTCTTCTTGCCATTTCAGCCATACCAGACAAACCAGCATTTCCCATAGTAGTAGTTATTGTATAATTCATTAAATTTTCTATTAATCTTTTGCTAAAATTATTAGGAGCAATTCTATTATGTAAACCGTATAAATTATAAACTTGATCTTCAAAGTTTCTTACTATTGCATTTATTTCATCTAACGACATTTTGCCTGTAACAGATTTTTTAATATCTCTTACAAATGGAAATGCATTTTCTATATTAGGCTTAACATTTTCTAAAGGTACACGATCTGCAATATCTTCTACTAATTCTAGTTTTTTAAAGAATCCCATTTTGTCTCCAAATATACGATTCATTTGTATTGCTGTACCTATTTGTTGTGTGTATTGTCTAGATATTTCTACAACATCATCTTCTATAAACTTAATACCCTCATTAGCATCTTCTAAAAAGTTTTTGTTTGGACCATATAAACCTCTATGTATTGTTGGATTTACTTTTTTATCTTTGTAATGTTCCATTAGATTTAATTCATCCATATGATCTCTGCTAACTATTCTTAAATATTTTTCATTAACTTTATTGAATACTTCTGCTTTTGATTTTTTATCTCCAGCCATTAACTTTCTATACGTTTCTTTATCAGGATGATAATTTAATAAATCATCAAGTATTCTAGCTTTAGCTTGTTTAGGATAATTTACATATGCTTCTCTAATATGTATTCTATGAAAGAATGTTTCTTTGCTTTCATTTGCTGGCATTATGCCTGAATATTTGACATCATTTTTAGGTATTTTTTTTAGTTTTAAAGTACCATCATTTAATTCTTCAATTACATCAGATAAATATTCTTGTCTTTTTTCGTATTGTTCTAATAACTTTTTATACGTTTCATGCTGTCCTGTTCCCTCTTTTGCTTTTTCTAATTTAGCAGTAATTCTTTTTATTCTTGTTTGTATTTCTCTAAATTGTTTTGCTTTTGGGGCATAACCCATCATTTCTTCTCTTTCTATAATTTTTGCTGGCATATCATAAAATCTTCTAGTTGCTATAACAGCTTCTCTTAACTCTGGTATTTTTGTATTTTCTAACAAATCTGGGTTTGCTAATAATCTTGTAATTTCTTTGTTAAATTCTGGTCTAGTCATATGTGTAGTAAATGGCTCGTCTGTAGATAACTTTTCTGTTTTTTTATTGAGTAGTTTATTTATTTTATCTTCTGTAAATTGTTTAGTTTTTTCTGTCATTCTTTCGGCAGAAACTTTTAATGAGTTATAAGAAGATTGTAATCCTTTGTTTAAATCATTGTATTCTTTATATCTTCCAAGATAGTTTAAATACAAATCATTTAATTCAGTTTCAAATTTTAATTGATGTTTTCCAAATATTGTATCTTTAGTAGTATAAACACTATCATTAATAGAAAAACCTTTATTGCTCGCTTGTAGTTTTATACCATTATCATTAATTAGACTACTTATTAAATGATTAGCTTTAAAATATAATTTAGAATCGTTTTTAAATTTATTATTGTATTTTGTTAATGGAGATAATTTTTCCATCATTCTGTTTATTGTGTTTACTGCGGTAATATCTATTTTAAAATGATCTGTTCCTATATTAATAGGTGGTACCATTTCTCTAGTTTGAAAACTCATTTTGTTTTCATCTATCAAATCTTGCATAACTTTAGTATTTAAAGCTAACTCTTTATTTTTTATATTAACAGGTAAATCTTGGACATAATCTAAATCTCTATACACTTCTTTACGTATTATAAAGTTTTCAAAATCACTTCTCGTTTTAATAAATTTATTAAATGTACCTGGTATATTGGGAATGGTTTTGCCACGTTTAAAAAGTTGATAATTATACTCCATGTATGATTTATCTATTTCTAAAGTTTGCAATCCAACATCGTCTTGTTTTAATTTGACAGGTATATACAAATCTTTTTTACTTATTGCTCTTCTTTGTTTTTTGTCTCTAACAAATGCTTTACCTGTTTTAAGATCAATATATTTATTAGTACCATTTTCTGCATTTTTTCTTACAGCACTTCTACTTAAACCTGGAAGTTTCAAACTAAAATCTATATCTAAATCATTACCATATTTTGTATACCATTGTTCAAAACTTTCTTTTACAACATTTTCATGACTCATATTGTCATATTTAGTTTTTTGACCAATGCCTCTATTACGCCATGACTTCATACCACCTCTAGCTAAAGGAGGCAATGCACCTAAAACACCACCAAATGCACCAGCTAAACCAAAATTAAATAAGCTATGTGTTTCATTGTAATAAGGATCGTAATATATCCTAGTGGTTTCTCTAGGTATTTCAGTAGCCATATTAACAGCAGCCGCCTTAAATCCACCTTTAACTGCTGCACCAATACCTACACCAGCACCGAATGTAAATGGCAAGAGAGCATAAGTTTCTAATTGCATAAACTGTGAGGCAATCATTGGACCCCAAAATCTATCTGATTGATTGAATTGTCTTGCATTAGATTGTATTTTTTTTATTGTATTTATCGCAACATCATATTGTCTTTTGTTTGTTATGTTATGATCAGCTAAATGATTTCTGAACATATCATATCCATCTTCTTCTAATTGTTGTACCCAATTAAATTCTGGATCTGGTTCTAGATAATTAATATCTAAATGCATTCTGCCGCTTCTTAATTCATCTAAATCAGAATATGGATTAAGAGTTAAAGCGCCCTCTTCAAACTCTGATTCTCTTTGAAAAAACTCTGGTGTTTGAGTTAAATATGCTCTAAAAGTATCTTCTAGAAAACTAGTTTTATCTCCAATTTTTTTACTCATATCTACCTTTTTTTAAAAATTCTATATATTCATCTCTTTCTTCGTTAAACTCTTCTGATGTTATTATTAATCTTGTGCCGCTCTCTGAAACTATTGGTTCATATGAATCATTCTGTGGATTGTATATGCTAATAAAATAATCTGGTGGGTTTTGTTCTGAATAAACTGCACCTATTGGTGTTAATTGTATGTGCATAGTTTCTCTTTCATCTTCATAAAAAAATTCATTAGTGCCTTTTAACTTTTTCATTTTATTTATAAATTGTCTTTTTCCGCTTTCTTCTCCAACAAATTGAGATGGATCTGCATCTTCTAACTCCATTAAAATACTATCGTGTATATAATTTATTTTATTAGAGCCATCTTCGCTTTTGGTATTAAAATTTGTATCTACAATTCCATAGTATTTTTTTGCACCATATTTAGTTATTCTTGTTCTTTGCATACCAGGAGTTGTTTTAAGCATTAATATTTCATCAGATGTTATAAGTGGACTTGTTGTATCATCAATAGAATAAATAGTATCGTAAGATAATACATTATTTACTGCCTCACTAATCATATTTACATAATCATCATCATCAGTTATTACTCTTCCTGTCATTAATAATAATTCTACTTCTCTTACTACTTCTTCTTGAAATCCTCTATCTATAGAAAATACACGTAAATCTTTCAAAACCCCATCTTCTTTTTGCATATGCCCATTAATTTGTTCTATTAAATGTCTCCTCTCAGTTATATATGTAGAACCAGTTTGTATATTACTCTGTATTATTTGAGTTATATCTCCTTGTGTATCAAATTTATCTTTTAAACTTTGATATTCAATACTTGTTTTTTCTGCATCTCTTCCATTTTTATTGTATAAACTGATCAACAAACCTAATTGTCTTTTTTGTTTACGATTCATGCCTGGCATTGCATATTCTTTGTTTTCAATGCCATAAGTATTTAAAGTTTCTAAAAAAGGCATCATAGTGGTAATGCCAGTTGTACTAGGATTTCTAATGATTGATTCAATTTCTGTTCTTACATTTTCTGGAATATAAGAATGTGCATTTAACATAGCCCTAAATTTAGTAAGTTCATTTATTTTTATACCATTTCTAGCCAATGATTCTTCTAGTTGTCTATCATACATAAGTTTATGTTTGTTATAAAATTTATCAAAATCTGTTGGATTAGCAGCAATAGAAGAAGAAATGCGATTTCCATTATATATTCCATCTATACCTTTACTAAAATCATTTTCGTATTTTTGTCTTATAGCTCGATCAACATATTGTTCGTTATTGTAAATATCTAAATTTTTTAATTCTTCACTTATTATTTGAAATGAACGTGCATTACTTAAATATGGAGATAATTTATCACGTGTTATTGTTTCTCCATTTACTGTAATTTCATCTACTTTGCCTTGTATTAATCTATTAAAATCATTTACTGAATTAGGATCAGATATAATATTGTGTTTTCTAAAAAAATCTCCAGCTATGTTAAAAGATTCAATTTCATTTTTTTGTGCTAGTTTTAAAGTAGTTGTATCTATACCAGCATTTTCTAAAGATTCGTAATCTACATTTTCATAATCTGCTGCTGTAATTTTTCTGTCTTTGTAAACAAATCCAATCGCAACGTTTGCATTTGCTAGTTGGTTATCATAATTAAATTTAGCTTGTGCAGTTTGATTTCTTCTATCATTATCAAAAACTTTATAACTATGAACATCTTTTCTTTCTTGTGCATAAGTTCTCATTAATTGTCTATAAGAACCATCTGGCATAGCATCAAAAAAAGGTTTTAATCTTACATCTAAATCTCTATCGAATATATCTGGTGTTGCATTATTCATTACAGCTTCTCTACTAGCCTGTAATATTTGACTATCAATATCTGTTTTCATTCTGGCATTAAACAAATCTACTATATTTTTTTGATATGTTTTTGCTTCTGTTAGACCCATGCCTGTAGGTGTTTCTGGCATAATAGGAACATTAACTGTCTGAATAGTTCCATCAATATCTACATCTTTAGAAATAGTAGAAAACTTAGTTTTAGTTGCTCTGTCTAAACCTAAACGCTCTCCTCTCTCTTGTAATCTTTTTAAATTTTCATCTGCTTGTTGTGTAAGTATACGATCAAATATTTGTGATTCTTGTGCTTTTGCTTGTGCTGCTGAAGCAATACCAGAACCTCTATTTACTCCAATTTTAGTACTATATTCTACTTGTCTCTTTTCTCTCTTAATAGCCATATTCTTTACCTAATAAACTTTTTCTTAATTTGTCGTATGCTTTAGGACTAGCAGTTTCTTTTAATATGTTCCTACCTTTTGATTTTTTACCACCAAAATCTGTACCTACTTCTGCTAATTGACTACCAACAGAAGATAATGTTTCTAAATTTCTAGCTGATTGTTTTGCTTTAAGTAATGGTCTAACACCAGATTTAGCGACTAATGCATCTTGTGCAAGACTCATAGTCTCAAATCTTTTTTCAGTACCCATTAATCCTATTGCTGAAACATCATCTCTATAAGTACTCATGTTATCTTGTAATAAAGCATTAAAACTTGCAGAGTCCATTGTAGCTCCGCTTGCACCCATCCAGGCTCGATTTGATGATAGTGTTCTCAAATAATCTCTTTTCCTAGCAGTAATTTGTTGCATAGTTTCTAATTCTTGTGCTTCTGCTTGCGCCTTATATCTTTTAACTTGTTCATCATATTGTCTTTCTTGTAGACCAGCTGATATACGATCTGCTTTGTTTGCTTGATAAGCTGCGCCTACTTGCATAACACCGCTACCAACAGTCAAACCAATTGATGCAGCAGTCATTAAACTTCCAGTTGCTGCTGTTCCAAGAACGCCAGCATATGCAGCTGTTCCAGCTCCAGCTCCAGCTACTACTCCCATTGTTATTGGATCACACATTAGTAATAAATCTCCGATGTTATAGCCAATACTCTAAGAGGTAGAGGTACTGACTGTGTTATTTGCATAGATGGTTCTAAATCATATCCTAAGAAATGTACTTCTTTTTTGCCAGTAAAACTAGCAATAGTATCTGCGTTATTAAGATCAGATACTGTTGTTATAATTACATCATTAGTATTAACTTTAAGGTTATAGCTATTAGATATTTCTACTATTGCTTTAGCAATTTTTCTTGGATATCCAGTTAATGGTGCTTTACCTCCAGATGCTGGAACGACAGCGTCTACAGCTAGAGTATCAATTTCTAGCGTATAATTTGTGCCAATATCTATTGCAGATGCGACACTATCCAATACGACAACACCGCCGCTAGTAACAACACCATCTCCATAATAGTTAATGTTACCTCCCTCTGTAGTACCAGAAGTTCCATATACTGTTAATCCTCGCATATCAGGAGTAGAATTCAAGCCAGACCAAGTCTTAGAAAAGGTAAATCTAAGCTCAACATTATTAGTAGTGCTAACAGCAGCATTAATCGTAATATTATATTCGCCAGAAACTCCTGTAGCAGTTGCAGCATTTATAGTGTATTCTGTGCCTGTTCCAGCAAACTTAAATTTTTCTCCTACTTGAGGAGCATTGGTAAATCCATCTGCTATAAAGCCAGTCGAGCTACTAGTAGTTCCGTTTGTGAGGGGCGAACCGTGGGGTTGGTAGCTCGCTGACAATGTTTTAGTACAAGTCATATCTGTTGGTACATCATATACCGTAGAAGATAACTGTTCTAAATAATAAACTGTTGCGCTATTTATAGTCCTTTTTACTGAAAAATACACATTATTGGATGTAGTACAAACAGATTCGAAAGTTCCAGATGTATTCCATTGTACCCATCCTAATACTTTTTGCGCCCTCTGTGATGAATATACTGCGATAGTACCATCATCATTTATTAAAAAATAAAGCTGTTCTGTTCTTTTTGGCAATGCTGTTATAGATGCGCTATCTTTCGGAGAGTCTATTAAGTGATTAGCCTCAATACTTATAGGTGCATCACTAAATTCTTCTAAAGCAGAATTAAATACATACTCTCTTACTGTTTTCCCATTATTTTGAACATATGTAGTAGCACCATCAAAAAATCTAGGCATTGCTTTTTGTTGTGATCCATTAGAGGATTGTCTAATAATCTGTATATCTGCTGGTGTAATAGGTTTAGATACTTGTGGTTTTAAATAAAACTCTGATGTATTTGTTAATATTTCTAATACTTTGCCAGACCTCAAATGTCTAATATCGTTTATTTCATCTGAAGCTATTTGTATTTGTACTGAATCTGCATCTTCAGCTTTACCAACATCAAAATTAAAAAATGTACCTGTTTTACTACTTTGTATACCATCTGGTAAATTAGCTACACCACCAAAAAATAAACGTTGTTCATGAAATGCTACTGCTTTTGGATAACCATTTATATCTGAAAATACTTGTTCATCCCAATTCCTTGTTGGTGGATGCCCTACAACAGTAACTCTAACTCCACCACCATCTACAGATTCTGTAGCTGTATCTCCAGATCCAGCTGTAAATTGATAGTGATCATCATCTACTACTGTAATTGTTCTTGCTCCATTTATATTTCCAGAAGCCAAACCAGCACCATCTGTGTCATTAATATCTTCTGAACCAGCAAAAGTAACAGAAGCACCAGTAGAGAATCCATGAGCTACGTGAGTTACTGTTACTGTGCCTGTGCCAGCAGCAGTAGCAAATGGATCTTCATCCAATATTATTTCTGGAACAGCTTTTAAGGTTGCTGTAACTACAGTTGCGCTAGTATATCCTGTTATTAGAAGTTCAGCTCCCATATATCTAATTCTTGTTCCTACATAACTACTTGTAAAATAACCAGATGAGGCAGTACAAGTAACACCTGTTGCATCTTTAGTAACAGAATCAATATCTAATGTAATTGTATCGTCAGCAAATTTAAAATATGGCTGATAGACTTTTTCTCCGTTTATACTAGTATCGAATGCAAAAGTTGAATTAGCAAACGTAGTAGCTCCAGTTCTTTTTATAATTGATGGCATAAAATCTTCATGTGCAACAATCATAGTATCGCCTTGTTGGGTATAATTTAATTCAAATATATTGCTAGTTGTCCAAGGACATGAAGTTATAGTTTGTAATAATGATCCAGCAGTAGAGTATATTTTTAGAACAGTGTTTTGGAAAGCAAAAATATACTCTTGATCTCCTGAAAATATAAAGGATTCTAACCTACTCTCTGCTCCTAAATCTGCTCTAAAATAGGTTCCTGGTCTCCTTTCTACTGGTCCTTGGTTATTAACTATTACGTTTCTTGCTTTTTTTAAAGCTGATCCATAAGTTTCTAAACTTACTCTTCCTATTAAATTTGGGTCAATTTCTCCTCTATTGAAATTGGTTTGTGATATTCTTGCTATTCCCATCTATGAGCTAACAGTAGCCTTTATAGTGCCTAAAGACCCTGAATTCCTCCTATTTCTAAACCTAGTAGTATCTACTTTTCTTGTAGTTTGTGCTTGTGAATCTTGCGCTCTTGCTATTGCCATTTGAGCAATTGCTCTATTTTGATACAGTGTAGATAATGTATCATTTCTTGCAATAGCACCAGCAAACAAAGAAGCTAGCTCAAAAACTAATGCCTGTTTAAAATAAGGTGGAAAATTTGCTTCTGATGGTTGAAATGTATAATCAGCTACTACAGTATCAGATGATGAAGCATCACATAAAATATCAGATTCATATCTGTCAAATTCAATAACATTATCATTAACTGTTACCGTATGTATCAATAATGTTCCAGATGGAACAGCGTATTTAGCAGACCATCTTGCTGTAGGAGCCGAAGCATTTCTTGATAATTGTGCTTGTTTTGCTGCAAATCTCCATCTAGTCCTAGTTAATAGATTCTCTAGTGTAGATTCATAGAGTTGATTAGCTACTTTTGATTCTGTAGTACTTTCAGAAAAAGAGGTTATTGTATTAGCACCTACTAATACTAAAGCCTTACTACATATATCAAATTTACTATCACTCATAATTTAAGTGGGGGAGAGATAAACAAGGAAACCCTCCCCCTGAAACATTATGTTCCGTTAGTGCAAGTTACAGTTGCAGCTCCTGTTGCAGATGAAACAATTAATACATCTACAGTTGCAGTACCACCAGTGGCACCTACAGCTATAATTATATCAAATTGCTTAAGATCATCTGTCGAGTTATTAAAATAACCAGAACCAGCAATTGTACCTACAGCGTCAGTACTGTGATAAACGAATAAGTTTTGATCTCCAGCACCGGCAATTTTTTTTAAGTTAGTTGCATCTAAAGCCATGATATCCCTCCTTATTCAGTGATTTGACATTCAATAGCACCATCGTTGTCAATCATGACAGCTCCAGCACTAAAGTATGATGTAATCAAGTTACTGACCTTTTCAGGTACATAGTTAATTTCTGTTCTTACATCTGAACCAGTTGCCAAACCAACAGCTGAGCTGTGATAAGCATGGCAATCTCTAGTGGTACTAGATAAAGAAAGTCCTGAATGTGTAAACCACAAGAATCCTAACCAACGCTTAGCAGTCATGCCACCAGCGTAAGGTAAGTCTTGTTCTCCCACATATTCTGCTCTACTGAATTGATCTATTTGTAATAGATCAGCCCAGCCAGCAGGCGAAACAACGAAATATCTTTGTCCATCATCTGGTACATCAGACTCTCCAAACGTTTCGTATACAGTCAATGCTTTAGCTAATGTTAAAGCAGCAGAGCCGTGTACGATGTTTGCTGAGTTAGATCCAGCGTCAAGAACATCAATAATTAATTGGTCCATTTTACGTCCCAAAGCAGCCGCAGCAGATGTAGCTAACACTTGTCTTTCGTCAATGTTTGTTTTTATCTGATCTAATGTATCGACATAGTCGGCAGCATAGTAATCAGCTAATGTGACATCTACGTTAGAATGTGTAACTTCCATAGTGTTGACTTGTCCGTGTCTAGATTTAGTAGACGCCGCACCTTTACCAACTTTCTGGAATCTTGCTTGGTTGCCTGTTACGTTATTAGATTGGCGTACAGTATTGCGCAGTTTGGAACCCATCCTTTGATAAGCCATGTGGACTTCAGCTTCAAACTGCTTAATAAACGCATTACTAATTTGCGTAGCCATATTAAGCCTCCAAATTGTTAATTGTTAAACTAACAGTTGTCCTTTTTTAGCTTATCTCGGTTGTCCAAACCGGACCGATATCCCCTAAAATGGGCTGTATATTTTTAGATACACTAGGTATCTTCTTATAAAAATACAATAATTCTACATCTTTGACAATAATATTCTCATTTTTAAAGCTAAAACCTAGCCATTTTAGCCATTTTATGTTGTTTTTATGCTCTTTTGTTATGCAATTGTATACATATTCGTAATCTGATAAGAAATAATCACACCATTTTTTAGTTCTTTTAGAAAAATAATACCAATTTTTATCTAATTCTTCTGAAGATAACATCCAAACTGATCCATATTTTGTATTATTTTTATTAGATACAACGCCAAACATAGCAACAACACTGCCATTATCTAACACAGTATAAGTATTTACATTAGGTCTTTCGAATCTAAAAGGATTTATTAATGCAGTTAATGGATCGTGACCAGATATTGCTATTTCGTATTTGTCTAAATCTCGTAGTTTGAACGCCAACTCAAATGCATGAGCTGGTGTCCCTTTTTCTACATAAAGCATTAAACTTTGCCAGCCGTATTGAGCCTAGCCCATGCCTCATCTACTTTTCTTACATAGTCTGCATCTCTATGTCTTGAGTCATAATAACGTTTATCATTCATCATTTGCTTAACATCAGCAATACTCAACTCTCTTTCTGGTTGTGCAACAGACTCTGATCTTCCCATGCTAGATTTCATAGAATCTTGTATTCTTTCTAATACAGCAATGCCTTGAGCTGATGTACCTAAAGTGCTAACTATGGTTTCAAACTCTTCTGGTGGAAAAAAAGATTGCGCCCATGAATTAACAGCATTTAATCTATCATTTGCATTTTCTCCTAATTTTTCCATTTCTGCATCAATATCAGGTACAGAAGATTGCATAAAATCTACATATTGATTAATACCATCTTCAAATAACTCTTGGTCTAATCCCATTTCATGACATTTGTTACGCCACCAGCCAGTAAGAGGATTATTTTCTACCATTTCTTCGGTTACACCCTCTACTAATTTAGGTAAAGTATATGCTTCTGCTGATTCTGGTAGACTCTCTCTAGCTTCTGCTTCTATTTCAGACATAACTGCTTCTCTCATTTCATCTTTTTTGCCACTAGCAAATCTTTCTAAATGAGCATAGGATTTAGCCATATCTTCTAGATTAATTTCTCCAGTCTCATTATTCCAAAATTTTTCTGGTATAATTTCTGGTCTTTCCATTACCTCGGATGTTTCACGTGAAACCTCTTCTTCTGTTGGTTGTTCTTGTGCTACTTCTTCAGTAGCTGGTGCTTGTTCTTCAGCCATCTTTTTTCTCCTGTATCATATTTTGACTTACGCCTTTGTTAACTCTTCTTTGGATCAATCCAACTAAATAGCGTTGACCCTCTAAATGCCTTAATTGTGAATCAGATATTTCTGGTCCAGCTACTGCTTCAAGTGTTAATGATTTGAGGTGTTTTAAGATTTCGGAACCGCCTGGTGTATTAAACATTTTGTAAAACAAAGTATTTAAGTTCTCCTCATCTTTTGGTTGTCGCTTCATACCATCTAAACCAATCAGCATATCGGGCTTTTTCTCTGCCATATTAACTCCTATTGAGGAGGCGCTTCCTCCTCTTGTTGCATTTGTTGTTGTTGCATCATCTGTTGCATTTGTTGTGCAGCAGCTTGCATTTCTTCCTGAGAACGAATGAGTTCTTCTGGAATACCTAATTTTTTAGCTACATATTTAGCAACCTCATCCTGTTTTATTAGAATATTAGTAAGTTCTGGACCTACTCTGCCTTGTATCATAGCTAAAAATCTGTCAATTGTAGCCACATCTTGTTGATGTTGTGCTTGTGCTAATGGGCTAGAAGATTGTATTTTAATTTCTCTACCATTTATTGTGGGTATTTTAATTCTTCCTTGTTTTTTAAGTATATATACTACTCTTTGTAATACAGGCGCTACCATTTCTGACTGTAATCTGCCAAAAGCAGCACCAATTTGCCTTGATAAATCTGCTTGTCTTTCAGCTACTTCAGTAGCAGACATAGGAGTTTTTTCATTTGGATTGCCTAACATATCATTATATAAGGCTTTTTTGATATTAGTTCTCATATCATTGAGTACTAAATCAGATATATTAAAATTGCCAGATGGAGCTACTGGAGTAAGTCCTTGTGATCCAGCAGCTTTTGGTATAATAGTTCCAGGTATTAGTTGTATATTATCTACATTGATAACTCCATCATCTTCTACCTGATACATACCTGATATAGACATTTGAGCATTTTCTAATATTAATTCTACTACTAAGTTTGCAGTTTTAATTGCTGGTAAAGCTAATTGTAATGGTCCACGACCATAAGTTTCCCCAGCACATTTACTCCATCTATAAATAATATAAGGATTTGAGCCAATTCCTTTAAATGTTTCTTCGTATATTTTCCTTTCAAATTCTTTTGTAATAGCACAAAATCTATATTCTTCTTCTTTTGTGTTGTAATAATTTCTATAAACTACTTCAATAACTTCGCATTCTTTATCAGGATTTTTACCCATTTCAGTCATAATTTTTTCATCAAAAGTACCTTTTGGATAAGCTACTGGCATTTCAGACATTTTAATCATTCTTCTTCTAAAAATGTGATCTATTTTGTCATCATGCCCAGATGTCATGCAAATATGAGGAAGTGGTACAGCTTTAAAATTAACTGGATTCATTGCATCTCCCTCTTCAACAAGCAAAACACCTGTACCTAATGCACAATCTAAGAAAGATTCGTGTACTTCTTGTGAAAAGTTTGAGTTTTGAAGTATTTCAAATACATAATCTGTTACTTCATCTAACATTAGATTAACTTCTTTTTCAGTTTCTTTTGGTATTTCACTACCAGCTACAAAATCAGCCCATCTAGCATAGTTTGGTACAATTCCAGACTGTAATCTTGAGGCAAACTCTTGCACGCCTACTACTGCTGTTTCATCAAATATACGATCTGTACGTTTTCTTCCTGGAGTTTCTGTGTAAAAACTCTCTCTTTGTGGTAAAGCATATTCATAACATTCTTCAAATGTACCATTCCATTGATCTTTTACAGACTTAGCGTGTTCATATCTCTTAAGCAATTGCTTAACAGGAGAGTCCATGTAGTTAATTTGTGGTTCGTAAATACTTTCTACTGGCATTATGCACCTAGTGTTTTCTTACTCATTAATGATGGTTCAAGTGCAAAGCCTCTACCTCCTCTACTACCAGACAATAAAGAACGTCTGCCACGAGTACCGTATGTAGCAGCAACTCTTTGTTCGTATTGTTCTTGTTTTAGAGCAGCAGTTTCTCTTTGAAGCTGTAATCTTTCTCTTCTTCGCTTCTCTTTTGCTTGCTCTTCAATACGAGGATCTGGTGGTGGTGGTGGCGGTGGTGCCTTTGGTCCTCCTCCGAAACTACACATGTTATCTTCTCCTTTCATAAACGCTTTTAGATTTCATATCAAAAACGTTAAAATCTCTTTTTGCTACTCTAGGTGTAGCAGTTTTTTGACCAATGGTCAATGATCTACCCTCCCCAGCACCCAATAACATATACTGCAAAGCATCATGTATATGGGAAAACCTATTTTTGTTAGGTTTTTCATCATATCTTTCCCCTGATACTTGAAGTCTACGATAATGATATCCACCATCAAATCCTTTAATTAGATTTATACATTTAGGATCTATCAATATTCCAGATTCTCCATCTATCATTCTCTGCAATGTAGCATTAACACTCTCTAATCGCAATGTAACATCGTTAGAATGTGTTGGTCTGGCATTAATTCCACGACCTCTAAGTATTTGAAATGGTGTAGATTCATCTGTTTGCGCTCTATGATCGCCAGCTGGATCGCCAAATATAACAAAATTTCTAGGTAAATATTCTGCCATTTTTTGTTTAATAAGGTCACTAAAGCGTAATATACCCATATCTTCAGCTACTAATTCATCAATAATAAGCCATCTGCCTCTAACTCTCTGTCCAAATACACAAGCTGGTGTTAATCCAAAGTCAATTCCTACATAGATAGGAGTTTCTTTCATAATAGCTACATCTGATTTAGCAACATGAATATCTCTCCTAAACATTTCATAAACCGGTTTACCATCTTCAATTTGTCCTAGTTTATTTAATACATAAACATCTATCCATGATTTAGTCTTGCCTCGTATAATACTTTCATAATAATTTTTGGTTAAGTTTTTACCATTTTCTTTATCTTTGTTATCTCCATATGAATCAAGCTTTCCCTCTTTATCCATAATTTCTAACATTGCTGGAGGTTGGTTAAAAAATCTCCATGTATCTGGCTTAACTAACATTTTAGCTTCTTGTTTAGTAATATAATCAGGTATTAATGCTTCTCCAGACAGTATTGACCACCAATGATCTGTATCTGGAGGGTTTGTATCAGCTATAACACCATACCAGCTAGGACCACCATCGCGCATACTAGGATAACGTCCAACCCGCATAGTACAAGCATCCACAATTGACTTCGGTATCTCTCTCGCTTCATTGATCCACACTCCTGTCAATTCTAATGACAATAGTTTTTTTACATCATCTGGTCTATCTAAGGCTAAAAAGATAACTTCAAGCTCAATATCTCCTTTTTTAATCATGTGAGTATAAGGCACAGACCAAGCAAAGTTTCCCCAATGTTCTTCTTCAAACCAGTCTAGCCAAGTCTTAATAGTAGTAGTTTTAAGCTGTGGGTTAGTATTACGAATAACAGCCCATCTAGATTTTCGTTTACCATCTGGACCTTTTTTTTGTTCTAATGCTCTGCGCATTACTTCAATACAACAGCTTACTGATTTGCCACTACCTACTGGTCCTCTTAATCCTCTAAAGAAAGATTCATCTTTCATGAATTGTTTTAATATTTCGCCGTCTGGCTTATAAGTTAACGATGTCATGTTCTACTGCTAGTTTGTAAAGCTTCTCTAAAGTCAAAGGATTTAAAGATTCTAATACTCTTTCAGCCTCTCTATCAGTAATTGCTTCTTTTGGTAAGTCTTTCATATGACTCATTTTGACAGCCATTATAAGTTTTTTCATAGCTGGTTTGTTATACTTTCTAAGTTTTTCTATAGAATGAGCCATTATTTCTTAGGTTTTTTAGGTTTGTCTTTAAATAAATCTAATTGTCTTGATGGATCTTTTGTGCCTCCACCAAATAAAGTTCCTGGTTTAATTTGTATTTTAGTATCTCTTAATAAATTTTTTTGTTCTATTTGTTCTGCTAAAGGCATTTTACCATATTTACTCCTTGCTCCTTGGCTGCGACCTTTTATAGTTGCTGGATTAACAAGTTGAGGTTTACCATCTACAAAAATAACACTATAGTGATCCATTTTGCCAAACTTTCTAACTTTTGGTTGACCTATCTTTCTTAGATTGGTGTCATCTCTACGTGGTGCTGCATATATTTTTTTCTCTACTACTTCTGGTTTACGAGCTACTTTATAACCTCTATTGGCTCTAGCCATGTTACGAGCTGCTCTTTCTTTCAATTCTTGCATTTGATCAATATTTCTTTGTACAGATGCAGTTTCTTTAAAGATTCCACGAGGTCTATCCCCTGTAGCTGTTTTCAAAACAAAAGCTTTACCTGTACTAGTATCTCCTCTTTTAGCGTACATAAAGGTATATAACATTTGTTTTTTACCTGTCCTGTCTGCTATATCAGTTTGTTTTATTGATTCAGCCATTGTAATTTTTCCAGTTTTGGTATCAATCTTAGTATTTTGCATTGCTGCTGAACCATATTGTTGATCTTTGACAACATCTTGTATTTTTACTTTATCTACAGCGCCTTTTGATGGTTTTACCATAGGTCTAACATATAAACCAATTTTTTCAGCTTCTTCTAAGTATATTTTAGCCGCCTTAATTGATCCTGGGTCTTTGCTAGAATAAAATAATCTATTTACTTTATCGCCTTTAGCCGCTACTTGTTTTACTCTCTCAGCAAATAAATTTCTTATTTGTTTAGTTTCATAATCTAAGTGAGCTTGTGTTCTATCTACTTTATCTAATCGAGTTTCAAAATTTTTTGCTTCTAACTTTTTGTAACCCTCTGTTAATTCTTCTTTTTTTCTTCTTGTAGATTCAGCACGATTCATTTTAAAGTCAGTATATACAGGTCTTGCTCGTTCTGTTGGTGTTTTTATTTGACCATCAATCAATTCATAACCTTTAATTTTAGAAGCTCCAGGACCAGAATCTTTTTTGTGCGATCCTTTTCTTACTAAGTCTGCTGGTAAATAAGTAGCAATATTGCCCTCTTTGTCTACAAATCTAACTCTAGCACCAATCTTTGATTTGCCTGTTTTAACTAACTGTTTCTCCTTTTTAGCAGCTATTCTGAGAGGTATTTTTTTTCCTTTAGTAGAATAATAAAATTCTTCTGTATTTTCTCTAGCAAAATTTTTGGTATTAGGATTTTTACCAGCATCAAATACAGGGGAGCTACCTTTCTCATCTTTAATAATCTTTTTAGTAACGTAAGTTTGATTACGTATTTTTCCGCCAGTTCTAAAAACATCTTTTAATAATCCACGATCAGCAGATATATAATCATCTACTTTTAAGATTGGTCCAGCACGATTTAACCTACCCATCAATCCAAATTGTGCTAAATCTGTGAGAGGCTCATAATTGCCCTTAGAAGCCTCGTTTACTGCATCAACGTAGAATGCACCTGTTACGGCTCTATTGCCGTATTTTGAGGCTATATTGCCTGTCTGTTTGACTATCTTGCGACCAGTACGACCTAATACCTTTCTACCAATCTGTGTAGCGCCATATCTAGCTCCTTGAGATAATAATAGAGGTAGTAGTGGTAATGCCATGATTTAGCCCTGTTGGTCAATAAGTCCTTTAGCCATTTCTGTTGCAGCTTCTCTAGAATGACCTCTAAGCATCTTCATTTCAATATAGTCTTTGACTCTGCGATTACGATTGGATCTCTTTTCTTTAGCTTCTAGAGCAACAATTTTTTTGGCTTTACGAATGTTCTTTTCAATACTCATTTCTTTTTAAGTTTTTTTCTGGCTAATCTATTAGCTTTCAAAGTTTCTCTAATTAAGTCTTTGTTATGAAATAAAGAAGTACTGTTACTCATACCAAACATATCTTCTTGATCCATTGGATGAAACCTTTGTGCTTTTCTTTTACCAGCAGTAACGCCTGTTTTAGGATGCCTACCTTTACTAAAGAATTTAGCTGGTCCTTGTGCAACGGCTTTTTGAATGATTCTGTCTGTTTTTCTTTGATCAAATGTTGGAGCTATTCTTTTTGAGCGAGATATAGGCATACCAGCTGTTGAAAGAAGATAATTCTGTGCTGTCATTTGCCTTGTTTTAAGTTTCGTTGGTAATTGTTTCGTCGAGTTTTTCCATACACTCTTTAGAGGAACGTTTACTCCAATGACATCTCTCATTAGATTTTGACCTGTACGGCTAGTACCCAAAATCCCCTGTGTTGTTCTAAGTCTATTACCTATTGTGTCAGCAGATTTGAGGTTTAAGCCAGATTGACCAGCTTTCTTAAACGCTTGTTTAATAGCTTTTCCTCCTATACCAGAAAAGAACATCCGTCCAGGCAATTGCATTCCACCAGCAGCTAAAAGGCTAACTATTCCTCCAATAGCTTGTGCGCTACGTCTGGTAATAACCTTTTCTTCTGGAGTAGCTGGGTTTTTAATTCTTCTTTTAGGTAATAAACTCATTTCTTTTTCTTCATTGGCATCTTCTTAGAAGTCTTTTTCATAGGCGGTCTGCCTCTCTTAGATCCATATGTTCCTTTTCCCATTGGCATATCTACTCTCCTACTCTAGTTTACTTTTGCTACTTAAAATTTTTTTTAAGCGCATCAATTACTCCTCTCTCTTTATACCACGAGGTATTTAGGGTTGTGAAGTACTTTTTGAGGAAATATCGTGAGGAGGGGACTATCTGTGACTATTACGGACTGGTTTTTAAACCCCCTACTAACTTAGGTCAATGTTGATACTAAAGTTCCCATCTATGAGATGTTGGTGCTTATCTGGAGCCTTAAATCCAGCACGATCTAAGATATCCTTGCTAGCTTCCAACCTTACATACTCAGAGTTCGCACCATCAGACAATGATATAATGTTGTTTAGAGCCTTAGTACTGCCCATTGCTATCTTCTTTTGTACTTGACCCATCAT